ACAATAGGAGTCCGACAAGCAGGAAGAAGAGATAAGGAGGCGTTCGCAAGCCCAGTTAGCCGCCTTTATCGAGACGCAAAAAGCAGAAGCCGAAGCAGCGGGCAAATGGAAAAAAGGGCAGGACTTCGACACCAATACAGAAGCCATCAATGCCGAAAAAGCCCGCCTTGCCGAAAACGAAAAGACACTTTTAGCCTCCAATGCCGAGTATCAGCGTATGCAGCAGGAACAAGTGTATAAAGAGCTGTTAGAAAAGTACCAAACCTACACCGACCAGCGCAAAGCCATTGAAGAAAAATACAATGCCGATATAGCAGCCCTACAAGCCAAATTAGGGGCAGATGCTCCACAAGTAAAGAAAGCACAAGACGAAAAGGCACGAGAGCTTAAAAAGCTGGACATACTGCACAAAAAAGAAGGCACAGCCATTGCGAAGTTGTTCGACAACCTGCGCAAAAAGACCGTCAAAGAGATACGTGAGACCATTTTAGAAGCTGAAAGAGAGATAGATGCCTTAGCAAGTACCCTCGATATGAGCGATAATGCCAATGTAGAGTTTATTAAGAACCTCCGCCAGCAGATAGAACAAGTAAGAGATACCGCCGAGCGTAGTGATACCACTTTTGGCAGACTTGGAGCAAACATAAAGAAAATGGTTCAAGCCAAACCAAACACCGCTGAATGGCAAGAAGCCTTCAATGGTATGCTATCATCAGCGCAATCTATTACAGGCGAGTTTGCCCAATTAGGACAAGAATTTGAAAAACTCGGACAAAGCACAGGCAACGAAAGCCTGAAGCGTATAGGACAAACAATGCAAAGTGTTAGTAACGTACTCAACAGAACTGCATCATTTGCCCAAATGGGAGGACAAATAGGAGGCGGTTGGGGAGCAGCCATAGGAGCTGCTGTAGGATTACTAACTTCAGGGTTTGAAAGTGCGGCAAAAGCGCGTATGGAACACGAAAAGAAGCTACAAGAAATAGCCAACTCTAAGATAAATCAGCAAAGCGAGTACAATAGGCTTTTGTACGAAGAGCGAATGCTACACAAGGAGAATACTTCTGTATTTGGAACAAAGGAAGTTGCTACTGCTTTAGGCTATTTAAAAGAGTATAAAACCCAGTGGGACTCCTTACAAAAAGACATCACAAGCGGACTGTCTAAAGAAAGAAGAGATTACCTTAAAGGACAAACTGAAAAAGGGTTTAATCCTTTTTCAAAATCAAGTCAAAAAGAGTGGTTAAAAAATAGGAATGAGTTAGTAGCAAAACAGAGCAAACTCGAAAATATAAAGGTAGCAGACGGCAGCTATACCACTGGGATTTTGTGGTGGAAAAAATCACATACAATTTGGAAAAGTATTATAGATGTCCACCCTAAATTAATCAAGGCTAATGGAGAACTTGATGCCGATTTAGCTAAAAGTATTGTAAAATATGGAGAGTTTGGAGAGAGTGGAAAGCAAGCCCTACAAGATATTATCGATAGTTACGAGCGAGCGCAAGAGTCTCAAAAGAAGTTTGAAGACTATATACAGAGTACCTTTGGGGAACTCGGCAAGGATATTACTAATAGCGTATATACCGCTCTTCAGAATGGAGAAGACGCTTTTGAAAGTTTTGCTAAATCAGTAGGGAATATAATAGGCAAATTAGGAAAGCAGATGGTATATGAGTTATATGTAGCAGACGCTTTCAAAGATTTACAAAAAAAACTCAAAGATGCTGGTGAGCGCAACATAGGTAATAGCGAAGGTTTTGCGCGCCAATCCTCTCAACTTGTAGGCGATTTTAGCAATGCGATGAAAGGCAAAATAGGAGAAATGCAAGAGTTTTTGAAGAAGTGGAATGCTATGAGCAGCGGCTTAGGTTTTGACTTCCTTAATGAACAACGCAAGTCTACAGAAAAAGGGTATATGCGAATGAGCCAAGACACAGGAGACGAATTGTTAGGACAAGATAGGTTGCAAACTCAATTGAGTGCTGAGATAAAGAATGCCACCTTACAAACGGCTAACTTCATTAAGGAAATGCACCAATCAATGCAAACCAATGCTGCTCAACAACTAAGGCATCTTGCGGGTATAGAAGCTAATACCTATAAGCTAAACAAGATAGAGACGGACATTGCTAATATGAAGGCTGGCATTAATGAGCTTACTACGAAAGGCATTAAGATAAGAACATAAAAAAGCCCCAATTAAGGGGCTTTTTTATTGAATTATTGAGTGTATAAACTCACGACCTTTTTCAGTCCAAACAGTGGAGGAACTTGTACGGGTCTCACCTTGACTATCTGTATAAGTATGGGTAACTGTTTTTGTGTAGCCTTTATCTTGGTGATGATGATACAACAACCATTGACCTCCTTGCTTGTACTGCACTTTTAATTCGTGTAGCCTCTTATTGAGCGTTACAGCACTCATACCAAGTTCTTTTGCGATTTGGTTAGCGTTGTAGGTGCTTTTAGATGTTAAAACATCTTCATAATACGCTACCTTTGGGGCTTGTTTTTGCAACTCGATACGTTGTAAGTCGTTTTGCGCTTGTAGTCGCTCTTTAGCTTCTACTTCTTCTAAAAGAGACTGTAAAGCCTCTTTATAGGTAGTAGGTAACGCAAACTTACCGCTTCTTAATTGTTTTTCGCACTCAATAAAATATTGTCGTGCCATTTTACCCCTTTCAGAACGTTGTAACATTGCAATCTCTTTAGCACAGTCGAGGGTAAGGGCGTAGTCTATAAGTACTTGATTTGCAAGGGTGTTAAAAAATTCACACCCTTGATAATCAACATTTTCAACAAACCCATATTGTAACATTCTTTCAAACCAACTACTGAACCTTTCAGTTATTTCTAAAAACTTATGCAAGTCTCTTGCTGATACGGCTTGATTACCATTTTGTTCGGTGATTTTTATTAACTCTTGCGTAGGTTGATAGTTTGTGTTTGTTATTTCGTACATACTTCAATGTTTTTAGGGGTTAGTAATTCCTTTGAGTAGTAAATGAGGTTGTCCAAGTTGTAGAAGTCGTCAGCGGTTAGACAACTTGCGATGCAGTCGTCAATCGTCTGTATTTGCCACAAAATAGAGTATAGGTTATTCTTTACCTTACTTTCGGGCAACTTGTCTATTGCCTCACTAAATAGGTCTGAAAGGTGATTTTTTGTTAGGGTAAGATTGTAGATTTTACCCTCTAAATCCATTCCGATATGTTCTACTTTCGGTAGGATTTCTAAAAGTGAAGTGTGGGCAGTTTTCGCACTGCAAGGCGTGTCTATGCAATTACTATTATTCATTGCAGAAACATTTTTAATCTGATTAGACATTTATAAATAATTAAATTAATGTTTCAATAGAAAAAAGCCCAAAAAGTGGGTGTTGTCTAATCAGTAGCAATCGCTTTTTGATTGTATAACATTACTGCTATACGACACCTTTTTCGGGCTAAAAGATACTCTATAAAATAGAGTTATATTCTTATCTGCAAGATTTATATACAGTTCTTGCTACTGATTAGACGATGCAAAATTACAATAGTTTTTCATTTTGTCAAGTATTTATAGAGTTAAAATTTTGTTAAACTTATCAAGTTGCTGATTATCAATAAAAAAAGCCCTCGTTATGAGGGCTTTTATCATTTAGTTTGAACTCTTAACCTTACTATAAAACAAAGTGCACGAGTTTTTAAATACATTAAATGTGAACCCTATATAAAATGGGTTGTTTTCATCAGGATTAGCAAAAACAAAAACACTTCCTTCGGAACTAATAGGAACATATCTTTCACCCAAATACTTAATTGCATCATCTCTGTATTTTCCATTAAAAGCAAATGCTATCATTATATTTTTTAGCTTGTTATCCTCAAAAGAATATACAATCTTATAAAACTCTTGTATGTCTCTTGCGTCTCCAAAATCGTATGCGTATGTGTTTTCATCTATTTTCTCAAAAACACCACTTTTCATATATTTTTTTACATCTTCTTTCGATGCATTAAAATCTAAAAGAGGATTGTAGAATAAATCATACTTAGGTATAATTGTAACTTTTACCTTTTCAGTATTAATACCATTTGTAATAGTTAATTCAGCATTTCCTACAAATATACCTTTTACAATTCCATCTTCAGAAACAGAAGCATGTAACTCTCCCTTTGGGAAAGAGTATGTTATCTTTCTATTAGATGTAGCGTTTACATTTTTTTCTTCATTTCTGTATAGAGATATTTCCTTATTTTGAATATTCAATACAGGTTTTTCTTCCTCTTTACTCTCTTTCGAGCACCCCATAGCGAGCACTGCTATTAGTAATAATACAATTCTTTTCATTGGTTATTGTTTTTGTTTTGGGCAAAAGTAGAAATATATTTAAAATCAATAATCATTGAAGAAAAAATGATAGTGATAAGAAGAGCCTAATATTTTTATTATCAATAAATTAAATGTTTATCTAAAAATAAAATACAAAAAATCAAAAAAAATATATACAATTTCATTTATTTTTTATATATTTGCACCGTAAAAAATATATCTGTTGCAGCAGATATATTTTAGGTAGTGGGATTTGTCTTATTTTTTTTCATTATGATAACAAACAGTTATTTACCCGGGACAAAGGTACAAACTTTTGTCCAATCCTGCAAGCGAAAGCTCGCAAAAAAAGATGCATTCATTACTGAATGTACTGAAAAAGGGCTTATTAAGTTCTTTTATGCTTTTGAAAACGCTAAAGAAAAGTTCGGTTCAACTATGAAACTTTTCCCTCCACAAGCAAGAAGTAGAGGCTTTGAAGCAAGCGTTTTTCAAACTTGTCTATTAGGTGAACTCCAAAAAGCTTTTCCTGAAAAATGGAAGTTTTGGAAATACAAACGATTTGTAATAACATTCTGCGGACACTCTTTTCTGTTTAAAAAGTTAAACAAAAAAGGTATGCCTATGAATATAAAAACAAATGCCAATGAGTCTATTATAAACCAAATGCAGACGCAACTTTTTGACCCTACTGACTACGAAAATCCTATCGTATTTTTCGGTTGGGAAAAAAGCAAATCAGGTGATTTGATAAATCCTCATTTTGTTTATATAGACGAGGGAAAAATAAAATGGAGACTTCGTAAAGATGAACTAACATCATTAAATGCTCCTACTATATTAACGCCTAATAAAACTGGAAGATTGTTACCTAAAGTTAAAGAGCAATCTAAACGTAAAAAGGCAATGTAACATTTATTAACCGACAAGTCCTACTACCTTTTTTACAAAAAACACTAACGGCTAATTACAACAAAACACCTATGAAAGTTAATCACAATCAGCTTGCCCTTGCAAGGGAATACAGAGGGCTGACGCAAACAGAATTGTCAAAAGCGGTGCAAGGGCTTTCACAATCTAATTTATCCAAGTTTGAAAAAGGACTTGGTGGACTATCCGATGAGATTTTGGAAAAGATATTTAATGTATTGGATTTTCCTAAAGAGTTTTTTGAGCGCAAAATATCAGTAGACTTACAGACATCTAACTATCGCAAAAAAAACACCATTCCAAAATCAATTATTCAAGACTTTGAAACATCTTGTATATTTATCGGTTATATTATTGACGAAATGTCAAATTCTATTGATTATCCTGATTTCTCACTTAAAACCTTGGATATTGAAGACGGATATACTCCTGAATATATTGCCCAATTCACACGCAAGGATTTTAGAATATTCGACAATGAACCTATTGAGGATATTTTTAGAATTATAGAGGATAAAGGAATTGTCATTTATGAACTAAATGCTAATGAAAAGTTTGATGGTATATCGTTATTTACTAAAAAAGGATTTCCTGTAATAGTATTAAATAAAAGACTTCCTAATGATAGGAAACGTTTCACATTAGCCCACGAATTAGGGCATTTGATAATGCACACAGCTTTTCCAGTACCAAATGTTAGAGATAAAGAGCAAGAAGCCAACGATTTTGCTTCCGAATTTCTAATGCCTGAAAGAGCGATAAGAAATTCATTAGAGGGTCTCAAACTTTCAAGCCTAAGCGCATTAAAAAGCTATTGGCTAACCTCAAAGGCTTCAATTATCAGACGCGCATACTCATTAGGGGTTATTAATCAAAATAAATATAAATATTTCAATATTGAACTGAGTAGAATAGGAGAGAAAAAAAATGAAAAAGGCAGTGTAAGCATAGACGAGGCTATAACGTTTGATATGGCTGTAAAATTACACTTAAAAGAACTTGAGTACACTTATGATGATTTAGCAAACGCTTTCGCTCTTCCTGAAGATATTATTCAGAAATATGTACTAAAGCAAAACCTATTCTTAAAACCAAAAATAGCTATAAACTAAAAAAGCCCCAATATGGGGCTTTTTCTATATCTGTATTTCCAGCTGTTTTAACCGTTCCCTATCTTTTTTAGCCTTATTCACTTGGTAGATAGCCGTTGTACTTTGGTTAGTGTGCGAAGCCAAAAGCATTGCCGTATCGCTATCTAAGTTATCAAGCATATAGTGCTTAAGGGCGTAAAAATCAGCTTCAATACCTAATTTATCTTTTACGTGTCGTTTCCAAAAGCGCGTTACAATCTCGGTATGCCCCATTTTCTTGTTAGGAACGAAATCAAGTGCAAAAAGATAGTCGTTAGCACTTTTGCATTTGCTGCATATCTCTTTCCAAAGTTCTAATGCAGGGCCAAGTATCACCTTTGTACAGCGTTTATACTGACCGCCTTTTTCAAGCAGTATTACAAACTCCTGCTTATCCAAATCTACATCTTTGCGTTGTAATCTGAAAAGTTCGGTATTACGCGCCCCTGAATATAGGAAGATCATCATATACCTATAGAAGTCGGGGTTTATAAATCGCACGTGGTTTTTTACCCTTGTTAGTTCCTCTTCGGTAAGTATGGTACGGGCTTCTTTTATCACCTTTTTAGGGTATATATCTCTTGTTATATTAGCCTCGCAACATTCGTACTCTATAAGCTCACGGAATAGGCTGGAAAAGTATATCACGAACCTATTGTAATACTTATCGGATAGTCGCAACCAGTCGAGCATACGCTTCAAATCTACCCTACGCAAATCCTTTATTTTGACCGTCTGCAAATCAAGGGCTTCGCATGCCTTTTCAAGCCTATTGATAGCGCATTGTATTTCGTATAGGTGTTTTTTAGTACCAACCTTTATTTCCAATGCACGCCTAAAAGCCTCGATAAAGTGCAATTCAGGGTATAACCCTTCTTTATGCACTTGTACGTACTTTTTGAGTATGGGATTATAGCCAGCGTCAAGTTGCTTGGGAATGTTTTTGAGCAAGAATGAGACCATTGCTTTGCGTTCTTCTACTGTAGTCGGTTTGTTAGCCTTTTTTCTATAAGGGAAGCCCTTAGGATATTTCTTATCAAAACGAGGGTCGAAGAATACGCATTGCACGTACCAGTCCTTCTGAAGGTCCTTTTTAGTAGCTTTTTGCCAGTTGGCAGGGGATACCCATAGTTGGGAATAGCTACACCCGTCGAGTGTTTTTACTACCATAATGTAATTATTTTAGATTGCCGTTTACCTTGTCGTTTTAAGATAATTACAAATGGATTTCCGTACTAAAAAATAAAAGGTAACGCTTTGAGTGGAAGTGCGTTACCTTTTAGTGACCTCGACAGGATTCAAACCTGTAACCTTCTGAGCCGTAATCAGATGCGCTA